CGCGTCGATCAGCTCCTGGCGCGCCAGTTGCCGCGCCTCCTTGTCGTTGGCGCGCCAGACCACGATGATCAGCCATTCCTCGAAGGCCTCAAGCGCGGCGCTCAGGATCTCTGCCTGGTCCGGTGTCATGCCGCCACCTCGATCGATCGTTTCAGCGCGCCCCAGGCCTTCAGCTGCTCGATCGCGTCGCCATAGCTGTCGACCCAGGCCGACAGGCCTCCAGCGTCCGCTAGATCGGCCAGGAACGCGTGTTGCGCGTTGGTTGGCCTTTCCCCCCGCCTCTTGAGCTCGAGCGCGTGTAGACGGCCTCTTGGTGGCGCTACGAGCAAGAAATCGGAGACGCCCGGCCTAGTCCCCATTCGTTTCAGCCGGGCGCCAGCGCCATCCGGCCTCAGTTCCCCGTTCGGGCAGTGGAACCAGAGCCAGCCTGGCGCGAGATTGACGCGGATGGTGTCAGCGATGGCGCAATGGGTCGCGAACTCGGTGGCGGCCGGCGGCCTGGTGCCGCGCTGGCGGCGCGGATCCTTCAGCAGGTCGAGTTGCCGCCAGGGTGTCATGATACCGATGCTCTGCCCCGCCCTTCAGCCTCAAGCGCATCTGCATGAGCAAGCCGCGCTGTAGCCGACTTGCGAAGGAACTCGACGTTCCACGCCCGCTCTCGATCGGTCAGCAAATGGCGCAATTTGTATTGGGGGTCCGAGCCTCGCTGATGCGGTATCGGGTACCGTTGCTGCAGATGGCCGGAAAACAATTCACCCTGCTCGTAGGCCGGGTTGTCCTCACCATCATCATTGTAGCGGTTGGCAAGCACTCGCCTCGCCATCTGCTTCAGGTGCTCAAGGCTGGTGTATTCGATATGCAGCTCTAGCGGTCCACGTTCGAAGTTCTGCCTGGCAGCGACTGCCAGCACCGTCGGCGAAAGGATCGCAGCCTCTTCTCGCGCAGTGATCCATCGCTGCATGAACGACGTGATGTCTTCATGTACGGCCATTGATCTCATCCTCCATTCGGTCGAGAAAATCGCGGACACGCGGCAAAAGCTCGCGGCAATCGGCGCGCATTGGTTCGGTCATATCGTCGAGAAGGCGCCGGGGATCGGCGCCGAAATATCCGTTGCGTTCGAAATCGCGGAGTCGCCCCCAGATCCACAGCGCAGCATCGGAAACGATCGGCTTGCGGGCGTTGGATGCAGGCGCAATTTCCCGCTTTAGTGCCGCCCGCGTAGGTTCCTCTCCCGCATCAAGCAAACCATCGAGCGAGCGGCGGACGATACCGGGATCCGCTTGCTCGGCATCGCGGATCGTCCGCGCCTCGTGGATGTCCTTGCCGGTCAGGCCGAGGTCTATGCCCCCTACCTTTTCCAAAGTGGAAAAGCTGCGTTCGCCGTTCTGACGGACCTCGCCGCGCTCCTGTGCCGCATCGTACTCGTCGGCCAGCCGCCGCTTTGCCACCGATTCAATTTCGAGCGCATCGGCCTGCGCATGGGCGGCCTTCACGATGATCTCGTCGTGCGCCTCTTTTGCCTTTGCCAGGCGCCCGGCTTTCTTCGCCAGGTCGTAGGCGATCGATGCCATGTCCCGCGCATCGAGGATTTCGGCTGCACTTGTCGCGCTCGCCAGTTGCTCGGCAGCACGGCGGACCAGGACGGGCAGATTGGTGGCTTCGTTCATGCGGCCGCCTCGACTTCATTGCCCCAGGCATCCCATCCTGGGCGGGCCGGCCCACGGCGATTGAGCTCGATCTTGGGTAGGGTTGGGAAATAGATTTCGAGGATGTCGAGAAAGATTTCTGGCTTGGCCGAGTGCTTGCCAACCGGCGCATGAACCACGGAAGGCGATTGCAGTCCTGGCGACGGCGCTGGCACGTTGCCGCGCACGCCTAGCAAAAAGAGCTCGTGCTGATTGCGGAACCAGTAGCCGGTGCCGATCCGGTCTTTCACCCAGGCCATTGACGATCGATAGGCAAAGCCCCAGGCATCCATCACCGCCAGGGCATCGGGTAGCATCGGCACGGTTGCCCACAAGCCGAGCAGGCAATCGTCGGCTGCTATCTCCCCGACAGGACGCGAGGCAATAATTGCGGTCGCGCTGGTCGGGTAATGATTGTCAGCCGCTCGATCGAGGCCGCTGTCGCGGCTGTAGGGTTCGAACCGCCATTCAGGATCGGCAACGATCACGCCATAGCGCTTATCCGGCAGCGCCGTGATCCTGGCGGATAGATCGAGCTCGCGGCGCGCGCGCTTTTCGGCTTTCTCGATCTGGCGAGCGGTGGAATTCAGGCGGGTTAGATGCTCAAGCGCGGCTCGCTGGCCACCCAAATACGACACCGTGTCGTATTTGTCCGCGAGCACCATATAGCGCTGTGCTTTACGAGCGGGCATCCCTGCCCGCTGCAGGAACGGTAACCACTCGCCGTGCGCGTGTACTCGTTTTGCCTCGATCAAGAGCGCGCCGCATTCGACTATGCGGTCGATCGTGATTTGCGCCGCGCTTTCGACTTCCTGGTCGAGCAGGCGAATACGCTCGGCAAGATCGTCGATGATCGCGAGCTCGCCGGTCATTTCAGGATATCCCGCAGGCGCAGCAGGACGACATCGAAGCGGCCGCCATCGCCGACATGCGTTCGGAAGCGGCCTTCCTGGTAGGCTTCGCGCGCCAGCTTCTTTAGCCGCTCGACCGGGAACATCAGATAGCAGAGCGTTTCCCCGTCGCGCTTGAGTTCATGCACCCAAACGGTGGCTTCCGTGATGGCTATGCCGGACGGTTGCCCGTTCTGGGCAAATTCAATGCAGATATTGCCGGTTTCTTCCCACTGATGGCTTTCGCTCTTGAGCTCGATCTTGTGGATATCAGCATGTTCAAAAATGTCGGCTAGCCGGCGCTCGTCGATCAGCGCCTGACTAAGCTGCATGTCGAACTTGTTATCGTGGCCGAATATGATCTCGCCCATCTCGTCTTCCGTCCTGCCGCCGCGCGCTTGGGTCATGAACCGGCTGATCGCGGCGGCCTCTCCGGGCCTCGCCTGCACGGAGTTCTAGTCTCGATGAAATTCGCGTCTGGCTTTGCGCTCGTCTTCGCGCGATGCCGGCCGCGCGAGATCCCGCTTCGTGTCGGCGATCGCCGCCTCGAGGCGGGCGACTAGCCTTTCCGCTTCCTGGTCGGAATATTCGTAGTTGCCGCGATTGCGGCCAAACGCGCCGACGAGATCGATCGCCAGCAGTGCGCCCTTCATGCGTGTTTCCGAACTGCGCAGATAGCGATCGCGCGGCGTCTCGTTTTCAGGGATCGGCGCGCGGCCGTTGCCCCGTTTCTTCCTGCTTGCCCGCTTCCTGGGCGGCGTCTGCGGTGGCGCTGCCGGCGGCTCTATGATCTCGCCGGTCGTCGGATCGAAGTCGTCAACCATGTGGTTCATCCCTTTCTCCCCGTGTAGGCGATCGCCGAGTGGTGATCGCAAAAGCTGTCGGCCGCGAATGCGCCGCAGAAGCGCTGGCCGCCGGTCACGCGCGGATCCTCCTCGACCGGCCAGCGGCATTCGAAGCGTCTGAGCTCGAGCAGCCCGACGCGGCGCATCGCTGGCGCCGGATGGGTCGCTCGAATAATCGGCTCGGGCTCGGGCGGTGGCGGTGGCGGTCGCCGCGGCGGCGCTGCCGGCGGTGGAGCCGGTTTCTTGGCCACGGCTTTTTTCTCGGGGCGAGGCCGCGCGCTCGATCTGCGCATCATCTGCAATGTCCTGTTGCGGTGGATGATGCCGGCGATCGAGCCGCGCGTCGTCTCGAGCCTGGCGGCGATCGCGGCGCGCGTGAGCCCAGCAGCAAGCAGCCTGGCGACCGCGTCTTGCGCTTCGGGTGTCCAAATTGTCATGCAGCGAGAGGCTTCCTTCCTGCGGCGTCTTGGTCGGGCCGCGCGCCTCTCGAGCAGGAAGGAAGAACGGATACTGCCGGTCAGCGGTTGAAACTGACCGGCAGTCCGTCGCCGTATCCTCCGGTACTCGAGACACATCCGGAAGGCGGCAAAAGACGCGGGCTGGCAAAACAAAGGCCCCCCCACGCCGCCCGCCGGCGCGGTAGCCGAAGCTTCCAGCGGTTAGACGCCGCTGGCGGCCCTCCGCTGGACGTCGGGCTCAACAGGATAAAGATCGGGACGAAGAACGTGGCGTGAGACGCCAGAGGCCTTCTCTATGGGAATCGCCTGGTCAGCCGGAATCATGCCGCGATACTTCCATGTGGTCACATGGCTGCGGGTCTTGCCGATCAACTCGGCAAGTCTCGTTTCGCCGCCTACAGCTTCACATGCTTTTGCGAGAGCTGCGCGCCGCTCGGAGTGAACCGCTGCCTGCTCAACCATATGCAAATTACATACAATTGTAGGCTATCAAGTCAATGCCAAAGAAAGTATGCAAAGTGCCGTCTACATTGG